TAATATATCTTCAAAATTTTTAGGTTTTTTGATTTCCATTATCTCACTCCTTATAACTCTATTAATTCATCAATTTTTATCTCTTCTAAAACATAATCTCTGAAAGCATTTCTTTTTTTATATGTTTCAAGTTTCTGTAATAATTTTTCTTTGCTTGTACCTATAAAATATTTTTCATAACATTTATTGTAAGTTGTTGTTGTACATTTTGTATTTTCTCCATTAATACAAGCATAATCTTTGCCAATGAAAGTTCTTGTTAAAGTCTTTTTCTCTTGAAAAAATATTACAAGTTTATATATTTTAGTCATCTTCTTCCACCCATTCAGCTATTTCATCTAATGTCCAGCCTGACTTTTTACATTCATCACAATAAAATTTACTATATTTTAAAATATTATTATCAGATTCAATAGGTTCTTGATTTTTATCTGCTTTTAGAATAGAAAAAATCCCTCTAAAAGTCTGAAAAAATCTATTACAACCACATTTTTTACACCTCCACATTTCCATTACTCCTTTTTTCTATACAAGTTTTACAATTAATTTCCTATGTTCTTTTTTACATTCAAGTTCTTTTATTTTCTTTTGACAGTGTATTACAGCTTCTTCTAAATCTATCTTTAAATATTTTTTATTCATTCTATTTCACTCAATAGTTCAGGATTTTCATAGATATTTCCAACTATTTTACAACCTTGTGCGACAACATCAATTAAATCAAAAGAATGCTCTTCAAAATCTCCTTCAAATTCTGCTCTAAAACTTCCATTTTTAAAAACAACTTTGTAATATCTTTCTCCAAAACTTTCAAAAAGAATATCTCCTTCATAAATTTCTTTTTCCATCATGTCAGTTAATCCTGAGTATTGCATAAGTTCAATATCATTAAATTTCTCGTGTCTTATATTTAACAAATGTCCAACTCTTTCAAATAAATAAGTTACCTTTTTAGTTACATAATTAATTAATACGACTTCAAATATTGCTTTTCTATCTTTTACCCAAGCTCTAAATTTTATGTCTCTATTCATATTTAATCAACTCCTATAAAAAAATTAATAATTTCTATATTTCCATTATGTGTTCTCATAAAATTATTTTTGAAGTCTCTTTCGAAATCTTCTAATTCATTCTCAGTCATATATTTTTTTTTAATTATTTCAAATTTGAAAGTTCTCTTTTTTTTATCTTGGAGAACTTCCATTGTTCCTTTGTATTTAATCATTTTAATCATCTCCTAATAAATAAGTTGCAGTTCCTTTTTTTACAAACCAAAACTTAGAAACAGTAAAATATAGTATATTTTTTCTTTCTACTCCTATTCTTTTTATAAGATGTTCATCATTTTTTCTTGAAATGTACTCAAATTTAGCTATTCCTGATTTTGACTGAAGCAATATTTTATCATTTGGTTTTAAGACAACATTTAATTTATTATCAATAATTTCTATTTTTTTCATCTTTAATCCCTTTCCATTACAGTATTTCTTTCAAATTCTTCCCAACTTTTTGAAAAAATATGATCAGCAAAAGCTTCCTTTAATCCATTCATTTGTTTTAATCTTATAACTTCATCTAAGTCCATTCCTAAATGCTCAGATATTTCATAATCATTCCAACCTTTCTCATAAAGAGATAAAACAATTTTTGCCATATCTGGAATTTGGTGAGTACCTCTTGCTCTGTTAAATTGAATTGTTGCTGCAACTCTCTTTTTAATATCATGTTTTAAAACAACAACTGGAACTTCTTCTAGTTCAAGTTTAAGAGAAACAGTATATCTGTGAAAGCCATCAACAATAACATATTTATCATTTTCTTTATCGTGTATACAAATAATAGGCATACAGAAGCCGTTATCAATTATTGATCTTTCTAGTAATTTCATCTCAGGTTTTGCTACCTTATTTGGATTATAGTCATTAGCCACAACTTTATTTATATCAACCATTTGTACATTTAAAACTTCCATTGATACTTTTTTCATCTTTTTACCTCCAATAAGTTATTATATTTTTTCATTAAATGTTGTAATTTTTCATTGTCTTTTTTATTTTCACCAAAAGATAATCTTTTCATATAAAAATCATTTCTTTCAATTGCTCTTGCAATTCTTCTCCAGGATATAATTTTCTTTTGTTGCTCTAATTTTAGGTCACCTTCTTGTGGAATAATACTCACATTTTCGTGAATTCTATACCATTCCATAAACTTTTTAATTTTTCCATAATAGTGAAGCATTAAGTCTTTGTTATAAAGTCCTAAGCTTTCTAATAAGAACACAGTATATTGCTCCCAAGTCATAAAATTAGGCTTAAAAGATTTTATATTTCCTAGAGCATAACTTCTGCAATAAATATTCCCAAAATTAACTCCATTGACTCTATTTAAAATCTTTTCCCATGTATCTGCTTCAAGAGCCTTAAATTGATCTAACCCATTCCTTTGGTCATCTCCATACGGTTGGCATAATCTTTGCTCATGAATTGATAATCCATTTTTATACATCAATTCATAAATTTTGTTATATTTTAAGTCTAACAATGATACAGCTCCCCAAACATCTTGAGTTTTAAAGTCATATAGAGGATAAAAATTAAAAGTATTAGTATAAATTTGAGTTGTCCAAGGCTTATTTTTAAACATAACTTTATTTTTAGGTATTGCAATTGTTCTGAATCTATTAAGACTTTCATCAGCTCTTATTCCAACTCCAACAGCACACATTCCACCTTTAGTATCTGCATACCATTTATTGAAAGAAGGAACAAATTCTTCAAACTCTATAACTCTGTTGTAAAAAGGTAAAAAATTATTAGTTAGATTAATACTATCTTTTGGTAAATCTCTAACCCATAATTCTTTATCTTCTGGCTTCCAGCAGATCCATTTTGGTTGTAAAACGGATACTGCATTTCTTAAATAAAGTGGTAAAGCTATATGATAGAAGTCTCTAATTTGGCTTAATTCTTTTAATTCATAAACATGATCAATAGTATGTTTATATTGAGCTTCTAAATCTATATATAAAACATCAAAAACTTTATTAAGTTTTTTAGCTACAATATTAGCTAGTTGTATCATCAAAGAACTGTCTTTTCCACCACTAAAAGAAAAGCAAACATTATCAAAATTATTAAAAATAAATTGATATCTATCTCTAGCAGCTGATAAGACATCCTGGTCTTTATAAATCTTCATAGTTTCTCCTCGAATTCTTGTATAGTTTTTTGTTTTAACTCACATAAAAAGTTCTCTTTTTTTCTTAAATTATCTTGAATCATTTCATCTAATCCAAATGTAGAGATTAAGTAAAAGATTCTACAATCTTCTTTTTGACCTGTTCTATAGATTCTGCTTTCAGCTTGATCCATTAGAGCATAATCCCAAGAAATATTGTAAAATATAATTATATTAGAATCTTGTAAGTTTAGTCCAAATGTATGCTTCTGTAGACTTAATAAAGTATAATCACTAAATTCATTTCTTAGTAACTCTTCTTCAACTAGATATTTATAAAATATAATTATCTTTTTATTTTCAACACCTTCATTTTTAAGTCTATCTAAAAGCTCTTTTAACTCTATTTTTTTATTCAAACTTGCAGCATAAGAATGTTGAAGCTTTTGAAGATTACCTAATAGTTTTCCATCTTCAGTCTTAATCCCTTCTATAAAAATATCTTTTAAATGTAAGTATTCATCAATTATTTCATCTTCTGCCCTATACTCAATTATTTTAGTTTCTTTTTTTACATCTAACTTTAAGTCACTTTTATAAATGAAAGGACTTATTAAACTAAATAGATAATCAAGATTTGTGAAGCCATCTAACCATCGCTTTTTTATTACACGATTTTTAACAACTCTTTTTTCTATAACAAATGTGCTATAAAATTCGTTATAATTCATTTTAAAAATTTTTTCACTTAGAAAATTAAACTGGTTATATAGATCCAGGTAATTTTTTGAAAGAGGTGTTCCATTTAAGATTAAACGATACTTTGCTTTTTTTCCTATATTTGTAATTCTTTGAGTTCTTAAAGAATAATTTTTTATTTTTATACTTTCATCTACAACACAAAAGAATTTACAATTAGAATATTTAGTTATTAGGTTATAATAAGTTTTTTTTGAATTACTCAAAGTTTCAATTCCAACTATTTCAACTTCATATTTTAAAGAACATTTTTCTAATTCATTTTTTAAGTTATCTTTCGTTCTACAAGGAGTAAACCATAAAACTTTATCAATATCAGTTCTTGAATTTATTATTCCAACAGCTGCTTGAGTCTTTCCTGTTCCAGCTTGCATAAACAAAGCACCAACTTTAAACTTCTTTAATTTTTCCATACAATTTAGTTGTTCAGGCAAATAAGTCCTCATCTATATTCACCTCTTTTTCAACTTTATCTGGAATATATATTTCAATATGTTCTACATCATCATAAAAATCAGAAGCTTCT